CTGTTCACGCATCTCGACAATCCTCTTACGAACCTTCATCATGCGTTCGTCTTTGAGGTCAAATAAACTAGTCAAATCTTACTCCTTATTCGGGAGTAGCCGATCTTCTTCTTGCTTGGTCTTTTTAGACTTGTTTCCTCGTGGACTGTCTAAATGCTGACCGGAAGAGGCTCCACCCAATGTACTCGTAGCATAGGCTCCTAGCCCACCTTGTCCTAATTGTAGCATACTACTTATGCTTGTCAATGCTTTCTCTAAACGGATATCACTTTTACGCTGAATAGCCATTACCTACTGTACATCCACTTCTGGGTTTTCCTCTAGGGCAATGTATCTATCCAAAAGCTTCTCAAGCTCAACTGTAGCACTGCGGTCATCTTCAGCTTCAACTTCAGCTTGTATCAAATCAAAAAGTGTTACTTCTTTTTTAACGTCTGTTTCTGTCCCAGAACGATGTGCAGTATTGTTTTTTTGATCTTCAGTCGTGTCTGCGGGAGGGATATATCCTGATACATCTCCATAGTGAGCCTCCCCTGTAAAGGTTTTAGCTTCCACTGTACCCTTTTTATTATCCATAAGGCTAGTTGACGCAGATTTTATTATGTCAATTGCAAATCTCTCAACTGCATCTTCATCCCCACTATCCATTTTAGAAAGTGATTTTCGTTGCAGGAAGGCGTCTAACTTCTGGGGGCCACTTTTAGATTTTTTCTTAGCCTTTTTCCCACCTGAACCACCATACGTTGTGGTGAAAACCCCCGGATCGGAAGACACCGCCACTGTTCCACCGGCAAATTCTTTTAAGAATTTTTGAAGTTCCTTTACTCTGGGCGTACCGCCTTGTGCAGAAACAGCAAAATCATGACCTGATGCGGCCCTACCATGTGCCTTTGCACGTCGTAACTTGCCCGCCTTTAGAGCACTACGTGATAGATTTTCATGATGCTCTTTAGCACTGTTATGATAATCAGGACCAGCTACTTTATTATCTGGGTGATGTATAGCTTTGACGCCATCACCATAATAATATGTCGTAGTCCCGTCCCTAGCAACATCCCGTCTAACATACAAATGTCCCTTGCGCTCTTCGGGAGTATGCCTAAGATACTTCTTGTCCCCCTTATTTTCCGGGCGGGAACTGGTTTTGGGCACGTCCCCGTCATGTTTTGCGTCCTTAGGGTCAAATTTCATAGCATCAGGCATTATTCATCCTCATTTTCATAAGAGTACGGACCTTTCTTTTCACGTTCTGATACTGTAGTAGATCGCCTATTTTCAGGCTTATGTATTGAAGAGGTACTAAAGGTGGCTTTCTCAATAAAACCTACGCCATTAGGGGTAAGATTAGCCACATATTCTGTCCCGTTTGAGGCAAACCATAACTTGCTCCCATCTGGGCTAGGGCCTTTAATAATAGGAGTAAACCCCTTATCCATTAAATCTTGAATCCATGTCTTACCCGAACCTAAAGATTTAGCCAAACCATGTATTCTATCAATAGTCACTTTATCTCTGGCTTCATTGTATTCATCTACGTCCCGTTCCATTAATGGCGATTTATCCATTGCTGTAGGCACTCTGCCAAACCGTGGGATTTTTACAGAGTCTACAGGATCAAATTCTAATTGCATAGGATTCATCTCAGGGGGAACTTCTTCCCCACCTTGCTGTTGTTGCGCCGTCTGATCAGCTTGTTGTTGAGCTTGCTCTGCTTGCTGCTCTACCTGTTGGTGCATGGATTCAACTCCCAAGGCTTGGCTTTCAGCTTCAATTTGGGCTAGTGGAACTGGTTCACCTGTTACAACGAACATAATATCGTCCATATCTGCGTTTTCATTTTTTAGTTTCAGTGTGTATCCCATATCTAGCAAAATCTTAGCGTTGTTAACACGTTGCTGAGAGAAACTAATTCGTGTAGCTTCTGCCTTTTCTTCTGGGTTAGGTAGAACTAATTCAAAATCTGTGATTCCAAAAGCTTCTAACAACCTAGGGAACACCTTATCTTTAAGCCGACGTTGATCAGACTCTACGGTTCTGCCCATTACTACAAGTTGTGAGGTCTGAGTTGACATACCCCCAAATGAATCAGGGTTTCCTTGCCATACTGGAGTGACTCCCCATATAGCGGCAATTCGTTCCCTGATTTCGTCCTTAATTGGCAGGTAATCCATTTCCTGTAAGGTGTGGAATAGCCGTACCATGTCAACTCGACCACGCTGGTTTCGGGCACTTACCGCAATCATAGGGACATAGTTAGGGTCTTTACGTGTCTCTGCCTGAATAATAGCTCGTTCACGCTTCAGAGCTTCTGGGTCATCAGTCTGCACCATCAACATGGATGCGGGCATCTTGCGTTCAAAGAAGTAACGGTATAGGTTTTTATCCATACCTATTAGAGTCAAAGCCTTTTCAAAAATAGTAAGGATGGGGGACATGCCGTATGTCTCAGTTGGAGTAAACTTTGACGTATGTATAATTTCATTTTCTAAGAAATAAACTACTTGTGTGCGATGTAGGAACCTGTACATGGCTCCCCGAAGTTCTATGCCACAAGGTTCCCCCTCAGACCCTTCCTCTACATGCGAGGGAATCTTACAGTTACCGGGGGATTCGGTAATAGCTTCACGATGAATGGGGCAAATAAAATGTGTGTTATTAGGAAGTCCCATCTCATCTAGATCAAATTCTATCAGGGCGGGATTCATTCTTCGGATTTCTACTACTTTAGAAGAAACTTTATTCTTTTCATCCGCTACATATTCTTTTACTAAATAAAGAAAGGCGTCATCAATTGTATTAACATCAAATTCAAATAACCTAAGTACTTCTTCCAACGTCTGACCAAATTGGTTTGCGTGGCTCATTACTTTTTTCATTCTAGTTAATTGATCCGAGTCAGGCTTATCTGTAGTAGCCGAAAAGGACAGCCCTTGCCTAAACACCTCATTGATAATATGCCCGATAGGAGCACGTATCTCTTCAACTGTATATGAAATGTTCTGTAAGTCGGAAATTAACTGGCGTCTATATGCGAGTTGGTTACGTATGTAAGAGTTAGCAATATAATCAACACCAAACTCAGGGCTTCTTCCCTTTTCCCTAGCATCATCAGAACCTTTCATGATAAGGTTCTCGTTAAAGTTTGCTAACGAATCTAACACAGAGGAAGCCGAGTCTCTCTTTTGTACAAATGGACTGCCGGGGCCAACAAACTCATCTAAACGCATTAGTCATTAAGTCCTATCATGTTTTCTGCTTGCCCCATATTAGCTAGTTTAGCAATAATCATCTGCTTTATAAGAAAGCTTTCTGATAAATCACTAGATGGAGTAGGTTGTTGAATAGTTGATCGAGGTGATGCCATGTCTTGTACAGTGTCTGTATCGAGAAGCTGCTCACCTAAACTTTCATTTTCTCTTCCTAGAACAATATTATCCGCTTCGAGTTCTTCAACCCTAGCTTCTAAAAATTGAAGCTCGGCAAGAGCGGCACTTTGTAGGTAACCACCCTTAGTTGCTTCTCGTACTACTGCTAAATACTGCCCCTCTGTAAGCACGGTTACAGAAGGATTACTATCTGATATCTCTTCATCATCCGCTATGGAACTTAGGGATTCATCCCATGTATCGAGAATCCTCCACGTACCTGCGGCATCTCTTTTAGCTACATACTGAATGTCTTGACTGCTCATCTTAGCCTCCTCGTCTTTATTCTTTATTATTATACTGCTAGTTCAATGGTTTTATGCAATGTGGCATTTAGACCACCCACAACTTTTGCAAGTAGAGCATCCTGATTCCTCTACGATAAAAGGATCGTTACAGCAATTTTCTTCTAAGCTAGATAACCCTAACCACTTTAAGGAAGAAGGGGAGTCAGAATATAAAGATTGAAGTTTAAATTCATTGTCCACCTCTGAAGCCATTGCTGGTATCATAGTCAACTGAGAAAGGTCTATGCCTTCTGTTTTAGCTTCCTCATCAACCTTGGACACTAGGACCTCTTTTTCTCGGGAACCTGACCTGTACACTGTGATGCCTTTACAGTCAGTTCTCCATGCTTCCAGATAAGCCATTGATATATCTTCAACTGTTGCACTATTGGGGAAATTAATTGTTTTAGATATCCCAGAGTCACAGTATTCTTGGAAAGCTGCTTGCATACTTACATGCCCTTTACCTGATATATCGGCAGAAGTTACAAAAACATCTTTAGCCCACTGCGGGACATCATCTCTATCCTGAATGGAACCACCATCAGCCACATATTCCATTAAGTCTTCCGAATAAAAACCTGAATCTTCAGCGGTATTTTTAAAGTATTTGTTTGCATAGAAGAATTCCTGACCCTCAAGTACGTTTTGCTTGCGCCAAACTAGAGCGAAAGTAGGTTCTATTCCACTAGATGTGTCTGCTAGCATAGAAATCGTTCCTGTGGGAGCCACGGTAAGTCGGCAAGCATTACGGTACTTAGAGTTATCCTCTTTAGCGTACTCGCTACGATCCCAAGCAGGGAAAACTCCACGTTCCTCTCCTAATTCTAAAGAGGTATCGTCTGCTGTGCTTTGTATAAATTGCATGACAGTCGCCCCTACCTCTCGACCAATCTTCGTGTCATATCCTATTTTCAATTTAATAAGTAAATCAGCAAAACCCATGACTCCTAAACCAATTTTTCTAGTTGCTTTAGTCATCTGTTCTATTTCTGTAGTAGCATAATAATTTGCGTCAATAACATTATCTAGAAACCTAGTAGACAATTTAACTACAGAAGCTAACTCTTTCCAATCTAGTGCGTCTTTCCAATTTGTGTAAAACATACTTTCTATAGGACGATAAAATTGAGCTAGATTAATAGACCCTAAGTTGCAAGATTCGTTGCCTAACAAAGGCTGCTCCCCACAAGGGTTGGTTGCTATCATATCTCCATATTGCTCTTTAACTTTATTGTCACGGTTTATGCGGTCTAGGAAAACCATTCCCGGTTCTCCGTTTTTCCATGCCCCTTCAATAATTGTATCAAATACCATCCGAGCATCATGTTCACCTACAACTTCATGGGTGTGAGGGTCAATTAGCGGGTAATGTACTCCCGCTGCAACTGCTTGCATAAAGACGTTATCCACCCCGACAGAAATATTAAAGTTATGGATTTCGCCTTCCACTGACTTGCAGGAAATGAACTCAAGAATATCAGGATGGTGGACATCCAAAATAGCCATGTTTGCTCCATCTCGTTTCCCTCCCTGCGTAATCATTGAGGATACACGGCTCAACGTTTTTAATACTTCTATCGGACCGCAAGCCCTTCCATGTGTTGAGGCAATATTAGTCCCTCTTGGACGCAACTTAGATAAGGCAAATCCTGTACCCCCACCAAACTTTTGGACCATGGCTGCATCAGTTGCACCTTTCATAATTCCTTCCATAGTGTCTTCCAAAGGAAGTACAAAACAGGCTGAAAGGGTTCCTTGGAAAGTCCCAGCATTCATCATAGTAGGGGAATTCGGGACAAATTTTAGACCATCCATCATTTCAAAAAATTGATTGGTGGTTTCCTCAACTTCAGAGTCCGACTTATCGTACATTTGCTCTACTAGACCCACAGTTTTAGCAACACGTTTGAACATCTCAGTCGAATCCTCAACTGTATCCCCAGCCTCATCTTTTAAGTAATATCGTTTTTTTGCAATTGTCTCAGCTTGGGGGGTAAGATCAGCCATGTATTGGAGCCTCCGCTTTCATTCTTCTTTTCGTGAACCACATTGTAAGCACAAACGGTTATTTCTTACCCACATTGTTGGGACGCATGCGTCTTCCTGACAGTCAGGATTGGGCGCTGATAACCGTGTAATGTCTTTGGGGATACCTTCATTATACTCATTCTTTCTCTGTTCTACAACCTTGAAAAGATCAGTTTCTTTGTCATTTACTGCCACGTCTAAAGCGTGGGTAGTGGGCTGTTTGGAACCATCTATATCATCCATCCAGTCCAGAACATTTCCTAAGTTAGTAAACCCCATAGATGTACTATCATACACTGCCCTTAGAGCCATTGCAACAGAGAAAAAGGCGTCTCCATGGCCTTCTATAGTATCAGGAGCCTTTAGCTCATTATTTACTGAAAGTATCTGTGAGCGTTGACGTTCATCACGTAACAGGCGTAAGTTACCGGAATGCACGTATTCCTCAAATATTTGTGCCATTTCATTTTTAGACTTTAGAGAGAAGTGCATGGGATACCACTTATTGTTAAGTCCCCTATCTTCTAACTCCCCACGAGTGTTATCGTAAAAGGCATAGTCTAAATCGAAATTGTCCACTAAATCATTCAAGTATTTTACTTGAGCGGTAAATTCCCAGTTATCAAGCCATGATTGGTGTACTTGAGTTATAACCCCATTGTATTCCTGAAAAATTACAATATGACTAGGGTTACGCTTTTTACCCACGTCGCATCCAGCATACAGTCTAGACCCCGGCTTTTTATAAAAGGTCTCCCCGGGTGGATGGTTTTCTAG